TCCGCGAAGTTGCGCGAGACGCGAATCATGGCGTCTTCTCCAGCAACCGCTGCACATACCAGAACGGCGACAGCGGCACAGTCGGGCGCGTCCACTGCTGCGCGTTCGTCTCCCCGTGGGCATACATGCGATGCTTCGGGAACAACCCCGTCGCCATCGGCAACGTGGCATCGTCGTAGACGCGGAAGTGCCTGTTCTCGGTGATGTAGGGGCGATCCGGCGTCCACGGGACGTCGTAGTAGCACCAGCCACCCGGCACCAACCACTCGGAGATTTTCTCCAGCGTGATCGTGTCGGCCTTGATGTTGATGGGGTCGCCGTAGAAGCCGAGCCCGAAGTGTTCCAGCGAGCCGAGCAGGATGACCGCCTCGAAGCTCTTAGGCGCAAACGTCTGCGCCTCGGCCGGCCCCTTGATGAACGTCCCGTGGAACTCGTGGGGGTCGTTCACGTCAACGCCGGTAATCTGGAGCGACGGTTCGGCGCGGTTCAGCCAATAGGTAAAGTTGTTCTCGCAGCAGCCGAGTTCGAGCACTCGCGCACCGGGCGGGAGGTCGAGCGACCACGCACGCACGGCACGGTCAAACAGGAGGATGCTAGGATCACCCTCCGGATAAGACCACCGGTCACGGAACGCGGACGCCATTACGCCGCCCTCCGCTGAGGTCGCTTGGCCCGTTTGACGTCTCGGATCGCGGCCAGTCGCTCCGCGTAGCCGGGGGCTCGGGTGTCCGTGTCCTTGATTGCGAGCAGATCAGGGTCAGAGACGGCCATCCAACTGTGGCGACACGAATACCCACCGGCCGTCACGAACACGTTCGGCAACTGCCCGTTGTCCAGCGCGTCAATCGCCGCTTTGCTGCGGACCATGCCGAGCTGTTCACGGCACCACGGGCGCACCACGCCATCGACCGGGCCGACGTAGAGATACGCGTCATCGCCCGTCTTCGGCTCCTGTGCGACCACCTGACGGCCCACGATGGACACCTGCGTGTCAAAGAGCGTCTGTGCCTGTGCGCGTGACTTCTCGATGGCCTTCGCCAGATCGGCCACAATGTCCTTGGCGGGACGGTCGGTGTAGATGCTGAACACGGCCGAGCGCCATACCTGGTGCGCCAGCGTCTCGCCCACGCCCAGCAGGTCTTCGCGCATGAGACCGGCCAGCGTCTTGAGCCGCGCCGCCGTCACCTGACCGAGCGCCGCGCTCTCGCGCACGATGGCCGAGGACTGCGCCGCCGTCGCCATGCGCTCCACCACGTCGAGACTGGTGCGTGTGGCAAGGGCTGAGTAGCCAGCACGGGTCAGGGCCTCGCGGATTTCCTTGCGGAGCGTCAGTAGCCGCCCGACCTTGGACAGCACGCCGCGCTTGCCCTCACGCACGCCCGCCACGAGGCCCACGAGGTCACGTTCGAGCGCCGCCAGCACGCGGGACAGCTCACGCGCAAAGCGGGCCGATTCCGTGTCCGCGAGGGACGCGAACGTCTGGCCGAGCAACTGGAGGCGCTCCTGTTCCGCCATTAGGCGGGCACCTCGTCAGCCGGGTCGGCCGGATCGGCCGGATCGTTTAGCGGGTCGCCGGGGTCGCCGTCGCCCTGCGCGGATGCGCCGAACCGCATCTCCATCAGTTCGCGCTCTTTCTGGTCGGCCGTCTTGACTTCGAGCGCGTCGATTTCCTTGTCAATAGCCTGCTGCACTGGCTGGGGCAGGTTCGGCAGGAGACGCGGAACGGCGCGCTTCTTCATTGCTTTCGTGGCCGTCTCGCCCAGTTCCAGCGCGATGCCTTGCGTCACTGCCTCAAGTTCATCCATCAGACCCGTGATGTCGAAGTCGTCTGGGTAGTTAATGCTCGGCTTATCCGCGTCCCACTGAGTCTGCCACTGGTCGCCGTAGTTGGCGCGATACACCAACTGGGCAATTTGCTTCTCGGCTTTCTCGCACTCGCTGGCGTAGCCCGCAAGGACTTGGTAAAGGTCTTCCTTTTTGAGCTTGCGCGAAATGCCAGATTCCGCTGACCCACTGTCGTCATCCCAGCCCACTACAGCGAGACGGTAGATGAGCCGCACGAGCCGGTCGATGTGCTCGTGGTAGACCTGCACGTTGGTGCCGTCCGGGCTTACATAGGCGATGGGCTGCGACGAGAAGATCACGTTCTGCGTGCCGCTGGTCTGGCCGAGCAGGGACGATTCCTTCTCCATGCTGCCATCCTGCCCGAGCGGGACGTTGAGCAGGGCGAACGTCTGATTGCGCAGGAGTTCGCGGACTTCGCTCGTCAGGTTGTAGAGGTCGATATACAGCGCCGGGTCACCCAGCACCGACCGGCCAATCGTGGGGGCTAGCGCCCGACGCCGCGCATAGAGCACAACCACCGGCAGCACGCCAAAGCCATGCTCGCCCGTCTCTTCGGTGGCGTTCTTCGCGGGCTTGAAGCCACGTCCCGGCGTGCCGAGCTTTTCAAGCTGCGTCGTGGTCCAGCCCTCGGGCGTGACCGTGCGCACCTGGGTGGTCACGGCCGACGCGGGCTCGTCGAACGAATCGCGCCGCACCGCTTCGAGGAATCGCGCCGCCGTGAGCCCGCCGAGGTCATCGGTGAGCCAGTCGATCATGTCGAGCGGGGTGTACCCGCGCAGCACAACCGGCGGCTGGTCGGCGGCGGTCGGCATCTCGCCGCTATCACCGGCGCGGTCGCCCATCAGGATCGTGTGGCCGAACACGGCAGCGGAGGTCCACTGCTCGGGCATCACGGCGTCCATGTCGTGGCCGAGGCCGTCCGCGTTCTCCCAGAACAGGCGCAGCGGGTGGGCCTCGTCGATCTTATCGGGATCGGCAAAACCACGCGTGGGCGGCTTGCGGAACAGGGCGCTCTTGAGCTGCTCGATGAGCGTGGCCGCGATGTTCTCGTAGCGGGCGAGACGGCGGCGGGCCTTGAGCTTAGGGGAGGGCGTCGATGGGCTGGGATTCGTGACCCACTTGCCCTCCACGAGCACGGAATGGTCGAGCCATTCCCGCGTGTGCGCGTAGAGATACGGGCGTGAGACATCCACGAACCCGCCCGACCCCTCGTAAACGTCTAGCAGTTGCTGCCAGATCGGCTGCCAAGTGGTATAGGCGGGGTGCGGAGCGATTGCCTGCCGTGTGAGCGGAGCATCCTGACGCGCCACGTGAGCGAATATTAGAGCATTCGCATATGCGCGCCTATGCTATGAATTGCAATGAACCTCCGCGACGAACCGCACGCGCCACTGTCCCCCGACCCGCATGGCCCCGGCGATCTTCCCCTGCCGGCACAGTTGCCGCACGCGCTCCGGGTGGCGGCGGGTCAGGTCGGCGTATTCCTTGATGGTCAGTAGCTCGCCCCGGAGGCGTTCCAGCGCGTCTTCGCGGGTCATCACCAGCGCGCCTCTTCGCGACTGCCCTCTGTGCGCGGCTTCAGCGTTATCGCTCCGCGATCTTGCAGTTCCATCAACACCTCTGCCAGCACATCGTCCAGCCACGAGATGGCTTGTGGCCGAGTTAGGGCGTTATGCAGTGCCCATAGGTGTTCTGGGCTGAATCGCTCAAACGCTCTGCGTGGCACACGTTGTGTATTCATACCATCAGCGCCTCCAGATACGCGCTGCCCCCCGTGGTTTTCCGCACTACCGGCCATTCGTAGACGATCCAATACCCCGCCGCGTCTGAGACGTGCGTGAGCATGGGGTTACTCTTCTTGTCGGCTTCCCCGTTGTCGGCGTAGATAACCTGCTCAAAGTCGGCAATCAAGTGCCGACACGACGGGTCCACGGTCAGGTGCCGCACGCCGTCCCCGGTCTGCGCCCGCGAGTTGACGGCCGCATAGCGGTCCCTGACGTGGGGGTTTCCACGTGGAACACACCACGTCGCACCGGAGAATATTTCGCGCACCGCCGCATGATCGGACGGGCCGGTTGTCTTGGCGCTGGCCCCCGAGGCGTCGGCGTAGATGCGAATGGGGCCAGTCCATCGGGACTCGTCGAGCAGTCGCTTGGCCTGCATCGCTGCCGCCCTGGTGGCCTCCCCGCCCGCGTGGGTCACGAACACTTCGCGCCAGATGCGGCACTCATCCTGCCGCCCCTGCCCGATCACGGCGCTGGACGGGTTCACGTTGAAGTCAAACGAGATGCAGACAGGGAGGCTCGGCTCTAGCTGCACCTCGCGCACGTCTTGGGCGCGGTGGAAGGCGTAGTAGATCCGGCCCGCCATCGCCTCAAATGAGGCTTCGTATTCCTGCCGGAACGTGCGTTCGTCCATGTCGGCGCGGGCGGCTTCTACTTCCGCCGCCAGCCCCTTAATCGTGGGGTTATCGATGGTGCGGAACTGCCACGACGCCCAGTCGCGCTCTTTCTCGTCTCGCCCCTTGAGGAAGTGGCTGTAAAGGTGGTTGTAGCTCTTGGGTGTGCCGACGAATTCCGCCCATCCCTGGTAGTCGCTGAGCGCGGGCCGGATCGCCTCGGTCCACGCCTCCGGCTTGATGTCCGCGAACTCGTCAAAGATGACGCCCGCTAGGGCACGTCCGCGCAGGCTGTCCGGGTCTTCCGCCCCGTGGAGTTGGATTTCCCCGCCGCCCTTG